TATTATCTGATGTTGATGAATTTCCTAAAAAAGAAATATTTGATGAGTTACGTGAATTAACAAAAAACGACAAAATGGATGCTGTTTCTTGTAAATTTAAAACTTTTTATTATTCACCATTATGTGAATTAAAAATTGATGCGTTTTGCACAGTAGCTATTAATTATACTACATTAAAATCAATAGTAGGATATGGACAATTAAGAGATTATACTTTTAACTGTAAACATTTAGATAATTCTGGATATCATTTTTCATATTTTATTACTCCTGAAGAAATACAAAGAAAAATTCAAACATTTTCTCATCATGAATATAATTTACCTGAATTATCAAACCTAGATAATATTAAATCAGCGATATATAACTGTGAAGATGTTTTAAAACGTCCAGAAATTAAAGTGGTTAAACATAAAGAAATATCAGATGAATTTCCTATAGAATTTTATAGACATGAAATTTTCTTTAGAAATACATTTAATAGATTACCATTAAAGCCTCAATCTAAATTAAGAAAAGAAGGCTCAATGCAAATTGCTTTAGAAATTGAAAATTTACAATTAACTATAGCAAGACATGAACCTAAAGTAGTAGTAGAAATTGGCACAGCTAATGGAGGTACATTATCTAGATGGTTAGAATTACCATCAGTTGAAACTGTTATTAGTGTTGATTATCCAATTGGAATTCATGGTGGTCAAGGTTTTGAAGAAAGAACATATGTAATATCAGACGCTTTAGAACAAGCTAATTTATATAATAAAAAATTCTACGCAGTTAATGGTAATTCAAAAGATTCTTATTTAATTGATAGAGTAGAAGAATTACTAAATGGTCAAAAAATAGATTTCTTATTTATTGATGGTGATCATACTTATGAAGGAGTTAAAGGTGATTTTGAATTATATGAAAAATTCTTAGCACCTACGGCATTAGTAGGATTTCATGATATTATCAATAGTTACTTCCATAGAGAAGCAAATTGTTTTGTTTCTACATTCTGGGAAGAATTAAAAGAAAAATACGGATTTGTAGAATTTATTTATACTCAATTTTTAGATCAAAAATCATTACCTTTCTTTTATGAATTTACATATAATAAAGGAGGATTTGCTGGTATAGGTTATATTGATTATTCAAAAAAAAAAGAAGATAAACCTGATTTAACTTTAGTAGTACCTATTTATAATAATGTAGATGATACTATTAATAATGTTAATATTACTTTAGGTACATCAACTATAATTAACCAAGTAATTCTTTATTCTAACGGAACTGAAGAAGAAGGAAATAAAAAATTAGAAGCATTTGCTGCTACTAATCCTATAATTGAATTATATATTAAAAAAGAAGCATTAGGTTTTGTAAAAGCAGTAAATGAAGCTTTTAAATTAGCTAAAAATGAAAACATAATGTGTTTAAATAGTGATGCTAATTTACATTCAAATTGGGAAGAATTATTATTACCTTTACTTAAAGATAAAAGTAATGGTCTTATAGGTCCTGTTAAAGTAGGTGATTATATTTTAGGTTGCTGCTCAGTAATTAGAAAATCAGTGATAAATAAAATAGGCTTATTAGATGAAGGATTTGGATTAGGCTACTCAGATGATGTTGAAATATCTTACAGAGTACAAAATAATGGCTATAATTTAGGATATATTTGTTATATGGATAATAACCAATGGAATCCAGGAGTTACATTTCCTTTAATCCATAAACAAGGAGAGTCATTTAAATTATTAGAACCAGACAAAACATCAGGTATAGTAAAATATAATTTAAGTAAATGTAAAAAGTTAATGGATTCTACTCAAGTAAAAGTATTAAAAGATTTACCTTATAAAGATATTCAAAAGCACTTAAACTTAGATGAAGTAATTATTATAGTTAACCATTCAGGAGATGAATTTGAAAAAATTAGATTTGATGAAGAAATAATTAAAGTAGCTCATGTATATGAATGTACACCAAGTATGAATATTGATACTTTAATTAAATCATTAACTAATAATAAAACAGCTAATATTATTGCTAATAATAAACCTAAATTAACTTGGTTAGCTAAATATGATGATTATGCATCAATGGGAATTTTATCTCAACGTTTATTAGAACAATTAGATAATAACATAAATTTAGCTTGTAAACCTATTATTGGAGTAACAGAAACAAAAAATTCATTAGTTCATAGTTTGTTAAAAAAGCCACTAAATACTGATTTAGGTATTATGTTTGCTTATCCTGATTCAATAGGTCATTTAAATGAATTTAAAACTAAAGTAGTTTATACTGGTGTTGACACAACAGATGAAGCTGGTAATTTTGTAGTTAATGGAAATAAAGCTGATTTTTTATTAACACCATCTAATATATCAAAAACAAGAATACAAAATATGGGTGTTACTAAACCTATATTTGTAGTACCTCATGGTATTGATCCTAAAGTATTCACTTATACTCCTAAAATTAAAGAAGACAAATTTAAGTTCTTATATGTAGGAGAATGTTCAGACAGAAAAGGTATATTTCATACTTTAGAAGCTTTTATTGATTTATTTAAAAATAATAATAATGTAGAATTACACATTAAGTCAAATGACTCTATGTTATTTTACAATAGTCAAGAAGTAAAAAATATTATAAAAGATCATAAAAATATATTTTGGCATATTAGTAATGATGGACATGATAAAGTAATGGACTTATATAGAAGTTGTCATGCTTATGTTTATCCATCTAGGGGTGATTCATTTGGAATGACTATATTAGAAGCTATAGCTTGTGGTTTACCAACTATAGCTACATCAGAACCAGGTTCAACTGAATTAATTAAAGATAGATACTATAATGTTTCTACTAAATCAGTATCAGTTAAAAATCATCCATGGTTTAAAGGAGAATGGGGTGAGCCAAATGTTAAAGATTTAATAAAACATATGAAACATATTTATGATAATTATGATTCAATTGTTAAAAGTGGAGTACTAAAAGAAAATTCAGACTATGTTAGAGAAAATTATTCTTGGGAAAAAATAGCTAATGATTTTGAAATTAATATTTTACCTAAATTACTTAAACCAACTAAAGTACTTACTTTATTAACATCATTTAATAGATCTCACCATATTAAAAATATTATTAATTCATTAAAAGATATCCAAGAACCAGGTATTATAAATGACATTTATATTGTTGATAACTCAAATCCAGAGAATAAAGAAGAAATATTAAAAGTTATTAATGAAAATATAAATAATAATTTTACAGTGTATAGTTCAGAATTTAATATGGGTCAACGAGGAGCTATGCTTCAAATGTTTGATAACATGAATATTGATGATTATGATTTTATTCAGTTTACAGATCAAGACAATTTATTTAATGAACCAATAAGTACATATTGTGATATATTAAATACTTATCCTGATAGATATGTAGCTACAGGTTATATGAGTAAAGAACATGGTGAATTAGGATGGCTTGAAACTCAATTTGGAAATTTATGTGTAAAAGGATCATGTAGAGCAGGACATATGGTTATGCGAGCTAAAGATATTAAAGATATGATGCCTATTCATTTAGATAGTCAACATAATAATCCACAAGTTAATTCATCTTGGAACGCAGGTTTAGATTGGGAATTAACATATTGGAATCCTAAATCACCAGGTGCTCAAGGAAAACAAAATTTTATATTATGTGTACCTGGTGGTGTGTTACATAAAGGTATAGATAGTACACTATATGATTGGCCAGTAGAAGAAAATGAATATAAATTAGAAGAGTTGATAGAATTAAGAAAAAATAAATTTTAATTTGGATCTTTAAAATATCTTTGTATATTTATATATATAAACTTAACCCATAAAACCCATTAAAAAATTATGTCATCACTTTTAATTTTTATTGTAACTATATTATTAGTAGCAATTATTATTGTATCTGCATTTGTAGGAAAAGAAAATACACCTACAAACGAAAAACCAAATTCTTTATTTCCTGTTGAAGACTATCCTCACTTTGAAGATGCTCCAGTAGCAGTAGAAAAACCATTTAATGAAGCTGAAAAACCAGCTAAAAAGAAAAAATATTACTATAGTAATAAAACAAAATCAACTAAAAAACCAAAACAAGTTAAAGCTAATCAATAATGGCTCATATTCAGTTATCATTACAAGAAATCTATAAACTTGATTCAGAACTTAACGGTTTTGTAAATCAAGAAACAGGTGAAATTTTATCATTAGGATTATTAAGTGAAAATTTAAGTTTACCTACTAAATATTGGTTAACTAATTTAGCTAAAAAAACATCATCTGAAAAATCTATTATTAATCAATTAAAAGAAGATTTAATTGTAAAGTATGGTACTAAAGATAAAAATGATAATTTTGAAATTCCTGTATGGACTGATGAGACTAAAACAAATTTTAATCCATTATATATACAATTTCAAGAAGAATTTAATGGTTTATTACAAGAAGTAAAAGAAATTGAATATCATGAATTTAAATTAAAAGAATTTAATGATGTTAAAACATCAGATAATTATATTATATTTTACAAATTAATTCAAATAGATTAATATATTATTTACTTATAATATGATATTTATAAACCGCTAGCAGTAGCGGTTTTTCTCTTATCTTTCCATATTTATAATAAAACTATTAAATGGCATTAACTTTATCTAGTGCGAGTATAGCAACTGGCGCAACTGTACAAGCAGCTCAAATAACTCAATCTATTGATGCCTTAACAGGTACAGTAGCTTATGATATAACAATAAGTGGTTCATTAACTGTCACAGGTTCATTAAATATGAATGGTACATTGAATGCTACTTCTTCTAACGCAGTTTCAGCTTCATATGCTTTAACAGCATCATTTGCTGCTACTCCAACTGTATCTGGTATAAGTGGTATTTCAGGTCGCTCAGGCTTATCAGGTATAGGATTAATTTGGGAAGGTGCTTGGAGTAGTGTTACAAATTATCAAATTAATGATATAGTTTCATCAGGCGGTAATTCTTATATAGCATTAAACAATAATTCAGATGCTTCTCCATCTGAATCACCAAGTTCATGGGCATTAGTAGCGGGATCAGGCATCTCCGGTCGTTCAGGTATTTCAGGCTTATCAGGAATATCAGGTTTATCCGGTACCTCAGGTCGCTCAGGTTTATCAGGTCTTTCAGGTCTTTCAGGTATATCAGGTTTATCAGCACTTGTAAGTTGTAGTTTAGCAGTAAGTGGTTCAACAACAGCTCAAAGAGCAATTACAGCTACATTTTCAAACCCAGATAGTTCACCATTAACACAACCACAACAATTAATACATTGGTGGACTAGTACTGTAGAAACTGGATCCGCCCAACAAGCATCAGGAACTGTTACTTATTTAGTAGTTTCAGGTAGTAATATTGTACCTATAGCAAACTCAGGTTCAATTAATCATGCTGTAACAGATTCAAGTGGTAAATTTGCTATACGATTAACTAATCCAAACACCCCAGGCACCGCTACTATTTGGTTTAATACAGAAGTACAAGGTATAATATACTCAATAAGTACAACATTAAGTAACGCTAACCCATCATAATTAAAATAATATAAAAGTCATGAAAATAGAAAAATTAACAGAATCTGAAGTTTTATCAGTAAAAGAAATTCAAAAATTAAGAGCTGAATTAATTGATAAATACGGATTAATTGAAATGTCAATCCAAGATTTAAAATTACAAAAGCAAGAAGTAACTGAAGAACTTAAAGAAATTAAAATAACAGAATTAAAATTAAGTCAAGAACTTCAATCAAAATACGGTGTAGGAACTATTAATATAGATAGTGGAGAATTCATCGGAAACGAATGATTTTAAGATTCCTTAATATATTTATAATAAACATTAAACTTATTAACAAATAACATGGCAGAAACATTAATTTCCCCTGGTGTATTAGCAAGAGAAAACGATTCATCGTTTATCAGACAACAACCAGTTAACGTAGGTGCAGCAATTATCGGTCCTACAGTTTTAGGTCCCGTTGAAATTCCAACTGTTGTTACCTCATACAGCGATTACGTAAATAAATTTGGTGCAGGATTCCAAAGTGGTAGTGATAATGTATCATTCTTTACTTCAATTGCTGCTTATAACTACTTTAACAATGGTGGTACATCATTATTAGTAGCTAGAGTAGTAAGTGCAAGTAACACTTGGACACCAGCAACTAGTACAGCAATTTTAAATAATGTAGAAAGTGGAGTATTAGAAACAGGTTCTGCTTTAAGTAACATTTCTACTAACTCAACAGCATCAGTTTCAGGTACAACAGGTAGTTTAGCTACAGGTAGTTACATTTACTCAGGTACAACAGGAGCAGGAGCAGTATTTAGTATTGTTAAAACTAGTGGTTCATTAGTAACTAGTATTACAGCTACAACAGCAGGTACAGGATATAATATTGGTGATACATTTACATTCTTATCAGGTTCAATCGGAACAGTTGGTAACGTAGTTGCTACATTAGCTGCTACTGATATTGTAAATTCAACTACTCCAGCATTTGTTTTAAAAACATTATCTGAAGGTATTATTATGAACAGTTCTTCATCAATAGATGTAAGTGGTTCATTAGCTTCAGGTTCAGCAGATAACATTAGATATCAAATCTCAAACGCAGATACAGCATCGGGAACATTTAGTTTATTAATTCGTCAAGGTAATGATAATACAAATAATCCAATTGTATTAGAAACTTGGACTGGATTATCATTAGATCCGTTTGCTGTTAACTATGTAGCTAAAGTACTTGGAGATCAAGATCAAAATTATAACTCAACAACAAACCAAATTGAAGTATCTGGTTCTTACTTTAACGCTTCACGTTATGTAAGAGTTTCAGCAGTAAATACTCCAACTCCGTATTATTTTGATAATACAGGAGTAGCTAAACCACAATATACATCATCAATTCCAGTTAACTCAAGTGGTTCATTTACAGGTGGTGTAGGTACAGTAGCAGCAGGAGCTAATTTTTACGAGACTATTAATGGTACAAATACACAAGGTTTAGTAGGTGCAGATTATGATGACATGATTGACTTATTATCAAACCAAGATGAATACAAATTTAATATCTTATTTGCTCCAGGATTATACAACTCAGGATATACATCACAATGTACATCAATGATTAATAATACTCAAACAAGAGGAGATAGTTTATTTATATTAGATTTAGTGCCTTATGGGACTCAAACATTATCTGCTGTAACAACACAAGCTAATTCAAGAAATACTTCATACGCTGCTTCATACTGGCCTTGGGTTCAAATGATTGATCCTGCTACAGGAAAGAACGTTTGGGTTCCAGCATCAACAGTAATGGCAGGTGTGTTTGCATTTAATGATACAGTAGCTGAGCCTTGGTTTGCACCAGCAGGTATTAACAGAGGTGGATTACAAGTAATTAGAGCAGAACAAAAATTACCACAAACAAGTAGAGATACTTTATATACAAACAAAGTAAATCCTATTGCTACATTCCCTGGAACAGGTACAGTAGTATATGGTCAGAAAACATTACAAACTCAAGCATCAGCTTTAGATAGAGTAAATGTTAGAAGATTGTTAATTGCTCTTAAGAACTATATTTCACAAATTGCTAATACATTAGTATTCGAACAAAATTCAACAGCAACAAGAAATGTATTCTTATCACAAGTAAATCCATACTTAGAATCAGTTCAACAAAAACAAGGTTTATACGCGTTTAGAGTAATTATGAATGAAACAAATAATACAGCAGACGTAATTGATAGAAATGAGTTGATCGGACAAATTTATATCCAACCTACAAGAACAGCTGAATTTATTTACTTAGATTTCAACATCTTACCTACAGGAGCAACATTCCCAGCGTAAGGATTAAATTAAATAATATTTATAATAAAGAATAAATAACAAAAAAATAAACATGGCAGTATTAGATCCAAACGAAATATTTTTCACAGCGTTCGAACCGAAACAACAGAACCGTTTCATTTTATACATGGATGGTATTCCAGCGTATATTATTAAAGGAGTTGCAGGTGTAAATTTAACCCAAGACGCAGTAGCTTTAAATCACATTAACGTTCAACGTTTTGTAAAAGGTAAAAGCAAATGGGGTGAAATTCAAATGACATTATTTGACCCAATCACTCCTTCAGGAGCTCAGGCGGTAATGGAATGGGTACGTTTACATCACGAATCAGTAACTGGTAGAGATGGTTATAGTGATTTTTATAAGAAAGACTTAACATTAGACGTATTAGGACCAGTAGGTGATATTGTTTCAGAATGGATTATCAAAGGTGCTTTAATTACATCAGCTAACTTTGGTGATTACAACTGGGATACAGATTCAACAGCACAAAATATTGCATTAACTATACAACCAGATTATTGTATTTTAAATTTCTAAACCTCCCCCTCCCGAAATACAGGATTAAGATGGCTCGCCTTTTAGCGAGCTTCTTTTTTTCTCATATATTTATATATATAAACATAGTTATAAACAAATCAAATTTATGGAAGACAACAAGTTCAAATTCCCAACAGAGATGGTGGATTTACCATCAAAAGGTTTAATATACCCCGCAGATAATCCGTTATCAAGCGGTAAAGTCGAAATGAAATATATGACGGCGAAAGAAGAGGATATATTAACTAACCAGAATTATATCAAACAAGGTGTAGTTTTAGACAAATTATTACAATCATTAATTGTATCTAAGATTAATTATGATGAGTTAATTGTAGGTGATAAAAATGCTATTATGATTGCTTCTCGTATTTTAGGATACGGTAAAGATTATAGTTTTAAAATGGGTGAAGAAACAGTAACAGTAGACTTAACTGAATGCCCAACTCGTTATTTAGATGAATTAACACACACTCCAGGTACAAATAATTTTAGTTATACATTTCCTCATTCAAAAACTGAAATAACATATAAGTTATTAACAGGTAAAGATGAAAAAGAAGTTCAAGCTGAATTAGATGGATTGAAAAAAATTGATAAAAATTCATCTGCTGAATTATCAACTAGATTAAAATATATGATTTTATCAGTTGGTGGAAATACAGATAAAAAAACAATTAGAGAATTTGTTGATAATTATTTATTAGCCCAAGATTCAAGAGCATTACGCGAATATGTTCGAGGAATTCAACCAGATGTTGATCTTACATTTTTTCCCAGCAACGGGAGCAATAGAGTCAATATCCCAATTGGGGTTAGCTTTTTTTGGCCTGACCTCTGATAACGCTCCCCAAGCTAGAGCTTCTTTATTTAATCAAATTCATCAAATAGTTTTTTACGGTAAAGGTGGATACGATTGGAATACTGTTTATAATATGCCTATTTGGCTTCGTCGTTGGACTTTTAATGAAATTAAAAAACATTATGAAGAAGAATCAGCAGTAGCCGAAGGAAAATCATCTTCTAGTGGAGGAAAACAAACAGTTATCAATTCCGATGGAACTATAAAAACCCCAGACTTACTTCAAAAAGCCCATAACACTAAAAAACCAGTTAAATATGGTTAAAAGTGTTGACTTTTAATATTTATAACAAAATATTTAGATGGCTAAAACACAAGGTCAACAAGATAATAGCTCTTTTAAAGAACAAAGAGATATTCTTAGGGAAATAAATAACGAAATAGGAAGACAAACTACTGCTATTGGCGAAGCTGCCAAGGCATATTCTACCTTACAAAGTGTTGCATTTAAATTACAAAATTCAGAAGAAGAAATTTCAAATCTGAATGAAAAACAACTTAAAGATCTTAAAGAAAAATCTCAAATAGCATTAAGAGAACTTAAATCTTCCGCTGACCAGCTAAAAAACAAACAAAATTTAACTTCAAAAGAAAGAGCTTTATTAAAAGCAGCAAAAGAAAAATTTGCTGTTGAAGAAGAATTTGTTAAAAAAGTTGAAGAAGAACTTGATACTTATGAAAAAGTTAACAAACAACTTGGTGTTGTTGGTGGAGTTTTAAAAGGAATATCTAAAATTCCGATATTAGGTGATGTATTTGATGCTAACCAAGCATTAGATGCCGCCCGAAAAAAAGTAAAAGAAACTGGTAGTGGTGTAAAAGGTATAGGGGCCGCTTTTGGAAACATGGGTTCCCAACTTTCCACAGGTTTACTTAACCCTGCTAATGTATTAACATCTGTTATAGGTACTATGGTTTCCGTTATTATGGAAGCTGATAAGGCTACAGGTGACATGGCCAAAGGAATGAATCTCACATATGACCAGGCAACCGGCGTACGTGATGAATTAAACCAAATAGCAGCACTTTCTGGAGATTCTGCATTAAATACTAGAGCACTCCAAGAATCACTTACTGCGGTTAATAGTGAATTAGGAACTGCTGGAAAACTATCAGAATCTGACTTAAAAACATTTACAAAGCTACGTGAACAAGCAGGTATGACCAATGAAGAAATATTGGACATGCAGAAATATTCAATGGCTACTGGTGGGAGTTTAAAAGAAAATGTTGAATCATTCCAGGCTTCTGCTAAAATAATGTCTTACCAAAAAGGTGTAGCATTAAATACTAAAAAACTTATGGCTGATATGGCTAATACTTCTAATCGAACCAAATTATCGATTCAAGGAGGTGCTGCTGGTTTAGCTAAAGCGGCGGTTGCTGCTAAATTAATGGGTGGAGATTTAGGTAAAGTAGCTGATATAGCAGATCAATTACTCAACTTTGAATCTTCCATTGAAAATGAACTCTCAGCTGAATTACTTTTAGGTAAAGATATTAATTTAGAAAAAGCAAGACAGGCTGCTTTAAATAATGATTTAGCAACAGTAGCCGAAGAAATAACCAAACAGGCGGGCTCAGCAGCAGAATTCAATCAAATGAATCGAATCCAACAGGAAGCTATGGCTAAAGCTGTTGGTATGACTGCTGATCAATTAGCAGACACACTTGTTGAACAAGAAGCATTAAAAGCAGTAGGTCATGCTCTAAATGAAGATGAACAAAAGGCATTTGAATCAGCTAAAGAAAAATATGGTTTAGAAAAAGCTTCTAAAATGCTCCAAGAAGGACAATTAGATGGTATGGTTGCTCAACAATCAAAACAAGAACAAATTTCTCAACAGTTAGAAAAAATCAAAGAAACATTTGTTACAATGGCTCCGGCTATTTTAGGAATGGTTGATGGATTAATAGGAATGTTAGATGTAGTAAATACTATATTAATGCCTGTTCGTTTATTGTTTGATTTTTTTGGATTTATAGGAAAAGGTATATCTAATCTTATAGGCCCTCTAGGTACTGTTGGAAAATTATTTAAAGGGATAGCATCCTTAGCTGTTGTATATGCTGCATATGCTGCATACGCCTCACTAGCCGCTATTCCTGTAGTAGGTGTTCCTTTAGGTTTAGCAGCATCAGCTGGTATATTAGCTGCTGGATTTGGTTTATTAGGATCCATTAAAGATGGAGCCATTAACCCAAAAGGTGGACTAATAGTTTCAGGAGAAAAAGGATCCATTCAATTAGATAAAGAAGATTCTATTTTAGCAGGCACTGATTTATTTGGAGGAAAAAAATCTTCAGATGGAGAAAATATAAATCCATCTTCTGTTGGAAATAAAACCCGATCAAGTGGAGGAAATATGGACACATCCGCTATTGTAAACGCACTCAGTGAATTACGACGTGATATAAATGCTTTAGCCAATCGCCCAATAAATGTATCCGTTGATCAGAAAAAATTAGTTGAAGCTACTTTTA